GCTTCTTCTAACGAAATGCGAGAGCGAAAAGGCCACTTTTTGTGTTCCGGCCGGAGCCGGCGCGGATCTGGCGGAGTGAACATGAATGAACTGGATCTTATCCTACTGGCAGAAAATATGCGACGGTTCTGAGCTCGTCGGCAGCTGGACAAGGCTGATTTATGAATACTTGGTAAAGGGACTCGACTCGGGTCTCTTTTTTTACAACGCCAAAAAGGCAAACGCGGTCATCAAATGGATAGAATCGCACTGCTATCACGTTAAAGGACCGCTCGCGCCGCGCAATTTGAAATTAGAACTGTGGCAGAAGGCCTTTATTTCAGCTTTATACGGAATCGAGGACGAAAATCACAAGCGCCAGTTCTGGGAAGCACTATTAGTGATCGGCCGTAAGGACGGCAAGAGTCTGTTGGCCTCTGCCATTGCCAACTATGAACTTAGAAACGGCGGTTACGGATCAGAGATCTACTGTGTCGCGCCGAAACTTGACCAGGCTAACATCGTATATGACACCACCTGGCAAATGGTCACGCTCGATCCTGAGTACCAGGCGCTGAAAGAGCAGAGCGAAGAGCGTGACATTCACAACAAGAAGATCGGCGACGACAGCGCCCTGCCGAAGAAGCGCGTCTCCGGGATCGTGGTTGCCGGAACGAACACCACGATGAAGAAGGTCGCCTTCCAGGCGAAAACGGCGGACGGCTTCAACCCGAGTCTGTGCCTGTGCGACGAGGTTGCGGCGTGGCCGGGCGAGCGCGGGCTGAAAATGTACGAGGTCATGAAGTCCGGCATGGGCGCGCGCGATGGCGAAGCCGTTCTGCTCAGCATGACCACATCCGGCTACGAGAACGACGGCATCTATGACGAGCTGATGAAGCGTTCGACGCGGTTTCTGCTGGGCGACTCGGGCGAGAAGCATCTGCTGCCGGTCATCTACATGATAGACGATCCGGAAAAGTGGAACGATCTGAACGAGCTGCATAAATCCATGCCGCAGCTGGGGAAGTCGGTCTCGCACGCGTACATCCAGAACGAGATCTCGGTCGCGGAACAGTCGCTTTCAAAGAAGAGCGAGTTCCTTTGCAAATACTGTTGCATAAAACAAAACAGTTCATGTGCCTGGTTAAACACTCAGGACGTGGCGAAGAACTTCACCGGGGAGTCCCTAAAAATGGACGCTTTTCGGGAATGCTACGCGGTCGCCGGAATCGACCTTAGCCAGACCACAGACTTGACGGCAGCGGTTCTGATAATCGAAAAGGACGGCAAGCAGAACGTGTTCGCGCACTTCTGGATGCCGGAAGAGAAAGTGGAAGAAGCCACGGCCCGGGACGGAGTGCCGTACCGTGCGTTCATCCAGCGCGGATACTTGAGTACATCAGGTGAGGGCTTCGTCGACTATAAGGATGTCGAGAAATGGTTCACTGATCTGGTTGAGATATATCGCATATACCCCTTGAAAATAGGGTATGACCGATATTCCGCACAGTATCTTGTGCAAGATCTATCGGCGTACGGCTTCAACATGGACGATGTTTACCAGGGCGAGAACTTAACGCCGGTCATCAACGAGCTGGACGGCATGATCCGCGAGGGGCGGTTCAACTGCGGAGACAACGACCTGCTGAAGATACATTTACTGAACGCTGCGCTGAAGCAGAACAATGAAACAAACAGGAAGCGGCTCGTGAAGATCTCGCAGACACAGAGAATTGACGGAATGGCCGCGTTTCTTGACGCGATGTGCGTCCGGCAGAAGTGGTACGCGGAGATCGGCGAGCAGCTGAAGAACGAGGACTAACACATGGGTCTTTTGGAAAAAATCTTTGGACGAAAAACAAGGGCGGACGACGAGCTGAAGCGGAGCGACGTGTTCCGTCTGCTGGATGGTTACAGGCCCGTCTTCACATCCTGGGGCGGCGAACTGTACGAGAGCGAACTGGTGCGGTCCGCGATCGACGCGAAGGCCCGGCACGCCTCCAAGCTTGAGATGGTCATGAACGGCGAGGCGCAGCAATTCCTTAGGACGCGTATCAAGCACGCCCCGAACGAATGGCAGACGTGGTCGCAGTTCTTATACAGGACGATGACCATTCTGGAAATGCGGAACAATTGCTTCATCGTTCCGGTGCTGGACCAGTACAACCGCCAGATCGGTTTCCATTCCGTCTGCGCGCGCGACTGGAAGCTGGTGACGGTCGGTCCCGAGAACGAAGTGTGGATCAGGTTCACGTTCTTCAACGGAGAGCATGCCGCCATCGAACTTAGCCGGGTCGGCATCCTGACAAAGTTCCAGTACAAGAACGATCTGTTCGGCGAGAAGAACGACGCACTGGATGACACGATGGAACTGATCGAGATCCAGCGGCAGGGCATCGAGGAGAGCGCGAAGAACTCGAGCTATTACCGTTTGCTGGCACGCGTCACGAACTTCACGAAGCCCGACGATCTGGCGAAAGAGCGTCAGCGCTTCGACCGCGAGAACTTCCAGAACGGCGAAGGCCGGCTGTTGCTGTTGCCGAACACCTATACGGACATCCAGCAAGTCACACAGCAGTCCTATGAGGTTGACACCGAACAGCTGAAGCTGATCCGCGACAACGTGTTCAACTATTTCGGCGTCAACGAGGAAGTCCTGCAGAACAAGGCGACTGGAGACGCGTGGGCCGGCTTCTACGAGGGAGCGGTCGAACCGTTCTCCATCCAGTTAGCGGAAGTCATGACGCGCATGACCTTCACGCCGATGGAGCAGTCGAACGGCAACGCGTTCTACTGGACCGCGAACCGTCTGCAATACCTGAGCACGACAGACAAGCTGAACGTTTCGGCGACCATGCTGGACCGCGGCGTCATGACGCTGAACGAAGTCCGGGCGATCTGGAACCTGGCGCCGGTCGAAGGCGGAGACGAGCGCATCATCCGTGGCGAATACTACAACGCAGCGGACAAGATAAATGATGACGAGCCGGAAGAAGAACCGGCAGAAGGAGAAGAAAGTGATCTCAACTGACACGCGTGAGTACAGGAGCTTCGAGCTCCGGCAGAAAACCGAAAACGAGCCCGACGACAGCATGATCCTGGAAGGACGCGCTGTCGTTTTCAATTCTCCCGAGGTCATGTACGAAGACGAGGACGGCACCCAGTACATGGAGCAGGTCGACCGCGAGGCATTTGCTTCCGCGAAACTGGACGACGTCATCCTGAACATGAACCACGAGGGACAGGCGCTTGCGAGAACGCGGAACAACACGCTCCAGCTGGAACTGACGGACGAAGGTCTGAACGTTACGGCGGACATGTCCAAGTCCCGCGCGTCCCGTGACGCCTATGAGGCTGTCCAGAACGGGCTACTGGACAAAATGAGTTTCGCGTTCACCGTCGCGAGAGATTTCTACGACGAGAACACGCACACAAGGACCATCCTGGAGATCGACCGGCTCTTTGACGTCAGCCTGGTCAATTTCCCGGCATACGAGCAGACTTCAGTGGCTGCGCGTTCCTGGTACGTTGCTCAGGCGGAGGCCGAGCATCGCGCTGCGGAGGCAGCGAAAGAAGCAGCGGAGGCTGCGAGGGTACGCGAAGAGAAGAAGGCAGACCTGCTCGATAGATTACGCAAACTGGAGGTCGAGTAATGGATATCAAGAACATGACCATCACCGACATCGAGACACGCGCAGCGGAAATCCGCAACGAGCTTGAGTCTAAGGACGCCGATCTGGATGCCCTGACCGAAGAGGTCCGGCAGATGGAAGAACGTAAGGCTGTTATCCGTGCGGAAGCCGAAGAGCGTGCGCATCAGGCCGAGAAGATCGCGAAGGGCGAGCTCGGCGAAGACAAAGAAGAACACAAGGAGTGTGAAAAAATGACTAACATGGAAGTTAGAAAGTCCCATGAGTACAACATGGCTTATGCCGAGTACATCAAGACCGGCGACGACAAAGAGTGCCGCGCTCTCCTGACCGAGAACGTGTCCGGTACTGTCCCGGTTGCGGAATATGCCGAGAACGCTGTCCGCACCGCTTGGAACAAAGACGGTCTCATGAGCCTGGTCCGCAAGACCTATCTCAAGGGCAACCTGAAGATCGGCTGGGAGAAGTCCGCCGATGGTGCCTATGTGCACACCGAGTCCGCCAACACCATCACGACCGAAGAGTCTCTGGTCCTTGGCGTGACCAACCTGATCCCCGAGTCCATCAAGAAGTGGATCTCCATCTCTGATGAAGTCTACGACATGAAGGGCGAAGAGTTCCTGGACTACATCTACGATGAACTGACCTACAGGATCGCGAAGAAGGCCGCCGACAAGCTTGTCGCTGCTGTTATCGCCTGCACGACTGGCGGTTCTGACAACCATCCGGGACAGAACAGCATCACCGCCACGACCATCACCGTCGGTCTGGTGGCCGAAGCGATGGCTCAGCTGAGCGACGAAGCCACGAATCCGGTCGTCGTCATGAACAAGGCCACCTGGGGCGCTTTCAAAGCCGCTCAGGCCGCCAATGGCTACAACTACGATCCGTTCGAAGGTCTGCCCGTTGTCTTCAACGACAGTCTGTCCGCGTTCTCCGCTGCCACGACTGGTGTTTGCTACGCGATCGTCGGTGACTTCGGTCAGGGCGCGCAGGCGAACTTCCCGAACGGCGAAGAGATCCAGATCAAGTTCGACGACAAGACGAAGATGGAATACGATCTCGTCCGCATCCTTGGCCGCGAATATGTCGGTCTTGGCATCGTCGCCCCGAACGCGTTCTGCATGATCAAACACTAACCACCATTACCACCGATTTGAGGAGCCGAACATGAAAACCTTTATAGCAATTCCCTGTCTGGAGCAGGTGCCGGCGCTGTTCATGCAGTCGCTGGCCATGCTCAGGCGGGCTGAGGACACGGTCGTCGGGATCGAGGTCGGTTCTCTGGTTTATGCCGCGCGGAATAACTTGGCACAGGCGGCGATTAAAGCAGAGGCCGACCAGGTCCTTTGGTTAGACAGCGACATGGTCTTCACTCCGGACTTTCTGGAGCGCATGACCGCTGTCCGCAAGGAGCGCGACATTGATTTTCTCACAGCATTGTGCTTCAGACGCAAGCCGCCGTACACACCATGCATCTATGACAAGCTGGAGTGGTACGAGAAAAGCGGCAAATGCAGTTTCACGCAGTTCTTAAGCATTCCTGAAGAGCGTTTTCAGGTCGGGGGCTGCGGTTTTGCGGGCGTTCTGATGGGAACGGACGTGCTGATGTCCGTCTCCAGCCGCTATAACGGTCGAATGTTCGACCCCTTGGAGGGAATGGGGGAAGATATCTCGTTCTGCTGGCGAGCCCGGCAGTGCGGGTACGACATTTGGTGTGATCCGGCGCTGACCATGGGCCATGTAGGCACTTATGTAGTGACGCGATCGCACTTTGAAGCATTTGAAGCGCAGGAAAGGGGACTGAAATGAAGATCAAATTAGTCGCACCGGCCCGCGTGATGATGCCCGCCGGGACAGAACTTGAACTGGTTGACTCCGTGGCGGCGCAATATGTGCGCGCGGGGCTTGCGGTCGAGGTCAAGACCGTCCGTCAGGCGGTCAAGGAGCCGGCGGAAAAGAAAAACAAGACCAAGTGAGGTATGAAATGGCGCTTTTAGATACGGTCAAAGCAGCGGTGGCCCGCGATTATACGAATACCTTCGATACTCAGCTGACACAGCTGATGAACGCGGCCCTTGAGGACCTGAGATCTGCGGGCGTCACGGACGCGACGGCATCCACTGAGTCGCCCAAGGTCATCCAGGCTGTCTGCACCTATGTCAAAGCCAACTTCGGCGAGACGGACGAGTACACCAACCTGAAGGATGCTTACGATGAGCAGAAAGCATCGCTCAGCATGGATGCGAACCACACGAATTACGCCGCTTACGGCGTGAAGTCGTGGCTTGAGGTGCACACGGTATGACGGCTCTTGAGTTTGCTACGGGAAAACTGAATCTGTATGACCTGGAATACGCTCAGGCATACACCGGCGGGATGCCCAAGGAGACTCTGGAATACGTTTCGTGGACGTACTACGGCGAGCGCACGGTCTCGTATTCGAGACTGTACGAAGCGCGTGGTGCGGATGCGCCGTGCGACAAAGTGGTCCGCATTCCGGCGGATGTCGCGGCAGCGGTCGGCCAGTATGTGATCCTGGAAGACGGCGAGCAGTACCGCATCGACGCGGTCTCGACCATTATCGTGGCGTCAAACGTCAGGGCAAAAGAACTGACGCTCGCCAGACTGGAGGATAGATACGATGTCAGTACAGGACAAACTGTCTAAGGTCGGAGCCGCGTTATATGCACAGCTGGGAAGCAACGTCTACCACTACTGGAGACCCGTCAAGAGCGCGCCGATGTGCATCTGGCAGGAAGACGGCGAGGGCGGTTCGTTACGTATGGACCGCACAGCGCGCGAACAGGCCATCACGGGCACGATCGACTATTATACGCAGACCGAGTACGACGGAAACATCGACAAGATCCAGACGGCGCTGAACGCATGCGCCTCAAACTGGAGCATCAACTCGGTGCAGTACGAGGAAGACACGAAGCTGATCCACTACGAGTGGACGTTCACGGTGATCTAAATGGCAACATGCAAACCCATCTCCGTTGACAACTTCATCAAGGACATCGACGCGAGATCCAAAGCGTTCGAGACGATGGCCGGCAAAGCCCTGTATGTGGGTGCCGGCATCATTGCCGACAAGCTCCGGGAGAACATCCAGAATCTTCCGGAGCGCCCTCCGACGCTGAAGAACGGAGAAGTGTCGCGCGGTGTCACGAAGTATCAGAAGCAGGCTCTGCTGGATGGCATGGGCATCTCGAAGATGCAGAACAGTGACGGAACGTACGACATCAAGATCGGCTTCGAAGGCTATGACGATGAAAGGACCAAATCATACCCGAAAGGTCACCCAATTTCAATGATTGCTCGGTCGGTGGAGTCCGGCACGAGCTGGCTACAGAAGACGCCATTCATTCGGCCCGCTTATAACCAGGCGCATGCCGAAGCGGAAGAGGCGATGAAGAAGGAGATTCAAGAACAATGGCAAACGGCAGAGTAGTTACCGGGTTTTCTTACCCGTTCGTAGCAACTTATTCCGCGAACGGCGGCACGATCACTTATTCCAGTGGTCAGGCGCTTGCTCGCGGTGTTGACGTTACGCTGAGCCCCGAAAGCTCTAACGACAACATCTTTTATGCCGACAACCGTCAGGCCGAGAACGCCGGCGGCAAGATCACGGGCTATACGCTTAGTCTTACCGTTGACGGTCTGAAAGACGCCGCCGAGAAGCTGATCTTCGGCTATCCCGCGGCTCAGTCCGGCTGGACTTCTGTCGGTGGCGATTCCCAGTCCGTCCCGTACTGCGGCGTGGGCTGGCTGACGAGATACATGGAAGACGGTGTCGCGTCCTTCGTGCCCACGGTCTGCTCCAAGGTCCGGTTCACGGCCATCGAGCGGGCAGCGGCCACACAGGAAGACGACATCGACTGGCAGACCCAGTCTCTGGAAGCAGTCGGTTATCGTTCCGACAGCGCCGAGCAGGAGTTCTACCAGATCGGCACCGCGTATGCGGTCAGCACGACTTATGCGGACGAACAGGCGGCCGAAGCGGCTGCGCTGGCGGCCCTCAAGGCGAAGCTCAACATCTCGTAACACGCACGAGAAGGGGTCTAAACGGCCCCTTCTCCATTTCCACGAAGGAGGAATAGGAAATGGAAATCAACGGCAAAGAAGTACGTTTTAAGGCCACTATCAAGGCGGTTCTGGAGATCGCGGAGATCTGTCCGGACGGCGACGTCAACAAGATCGGCGAGCTGTTCGACAAGATGGACGCGTCCACACTGAAGGCGGCCATCAAGGTCATCACCGCGTTGTCGAACGGCACGCTGACCGAGGACGAGATCATGGAGTTTGACGTGGCCGAGCTTCAGGACATTCTGAACACGGCTATGGCATCCTTCAAGGCTGATCAGGAGCCGACCGTCAAGGTGATCGCAAAAAAATCCGAGGCCACGGAAGCGGTTCAGGAATAAACCACGAAGGAATCTCTATTCCGTGGCTGGAATACTACGCTCGCAATCTGTTCCACATGAAGACAGAAGACTATCTGGAGAAGACTCCGGGCGAGATATACGGGCTGGTCGCGTGCCATCTGGTCTCGCAGGGACTGGCCAAAGAAGTCAAAAAGAAGAAGCGCCTATCGTACGATGACGCTTTACGAATTCTCAAATAGGAATTGAAATGGAAGCAGTCGGATTAAACATACAACTGAATGGCGAAGCCGATTTTACTCGGTCGATTGCCAATATCACAGCGAAGTCCAAAGAGCTCGCTTCCGAACTGAAACTTGTCAGCGGCGCATACGGCGACAATGACAAGAAGATGGAAGTCCTGGGTAAGCAGATCCAGAACCAGCAGACCTACATCAACGAACTGAATAAGAAGTACGACGCCCAGAAGAAATCACTGGACTCGCTCGGTAAAGAACTGGACGACGCCAAGCAACTGTATGGCGAGAACTCCAAGGAAGTCCAGGAGCTGCAGAAGAAGTACGACAAGGCCGAGACGGCTTTAAGCGGAACCAAGACGCAGATCAACAAAGCCCAGACCGCTCTCAACTCCATGAACAAGGAACTGGAGGAAGCCCAGGAAGAGACAAACGACGAGACCGAAGAGCTCGACGAGATGGGCGATGAAATGGACGACACCGGCAAAAAGGCGGGCACCTTCGGCGAAAAGCTGAAGAAAGGGTTCGCCGTTGCCGGAAAAGCCATTGTCGCTGTCGGTGCCGCAGCCGCTTCAGCGACCGCTGCCGTCTATAAGATGGGCATGGACGCCGCCGCGTCCGCTGACGAAGTCGACAAGGGTTCCATCCGCATGGGGATCTCGACCGATTACTACCAGGAGCTGAGATATGCTGCGGGTCAGTGCGGTGTCGAGATGACAGATTTGGAAAAGGCCGCAAAGAAGCTGGAAGGCACGGATCTGAACATGGAGGACGCCCTGAAGGAAGTCATGGCGCTTGGGACGGCCGAAGAACGGTCCACCAAGGCCGCCGAACTGTTCGGGGAATCGGTCGCGTACACATTGTCACCGCTGATCGAGCAGTCCGGGGACGATTTCCAGGGACTGATTGACCGTGCGGACGAGCTCGGACTGGTTCTGTCCAGTGATGATGTTGCGGCGGGCGTCAAGCTGGGCGACACGATGAGCGACGTCAAGCAGTCGCTTACGGCGCTCGGGACGAATCTCGGGGCGTCCGTGATGCCCATCATCCAGAAGTTCGCGGACTTTCTGCTGGAGAACATGCCGGCGATCCAGGGTCTGTTTAACCAGATCACGCCTATCGTAACGTCCATGTTCGAGACGGTCCTTCCGCCGGTCATGCAGCTGGTTGAGCAGTTGCTTCCGGTCATTTCTGATCTATTGGCGGCGATTCTGCCCAGTCTGGGAAGCTTCATCGAGGCGGTTCTGCCGATCATCGTGGAGTTACTTAGCAATTTGATGCCCATCATCATCCAGATCGTTGAGGCATTGCTGCCGGTCTTCGTGGAGATCCTGAATGCTATTTTGCCCGTCTTCATGGAGTTTGTCAACTCACTGCTGCCGCTGTTCTCGTCGTTCCTGGACGCGGTCCTGCCGGTTCTGGTGCAGATCATAGAAGCATTGCTTCCGGTCTTCATGAAGATCCTGGAGTACATCTTCCCGTTCATCCAGAAGCTGACAGAGAAGATCCTGCCCATCCTGGCGAACATCATCCAGGCACTTGGGCCGCTGCTGCAGGTGGTCTTCGAGCTGATTGGCGTCATTCTGGATCTGTTGGGACCGATTCTGGAACTGGTGTTCACGTTGCTGGAGCCGTTACTGGATCTGATTGGCGACATCCTTCCGGTGCTGATAAACATCATCACCAAGGTGGTGACCGTTATCAAAGCCGTGCTGACTCCGGTCATCAACGTCCTGAAGGTGGCCATCAACGCCATCACCAGTGTCATCAAGGTCTTCGGAAACGCATTCAAGAACGTTTTCAACGGCCTGAAGACTTTCTTCGGCAACATCGTCACGTTCTTCAAGACTAATATCGGTAAAATTGGCGAGTTCTTCACGAATCTGTGGGAAGGCATCAAGAAGGGCGCGAAAGCCGGTCTGAACGGCTTCATCTGGCTGATAAACAAAGTCATCGACGGCATCAACGCCATTTTGGCACCGCTCAGGGTCGTCATTGTGGCGATCGGCAATGTGTTCGGTGCGAACTGGGATTTCAACACGATCTCCATTCCGCACATTCCGCAGCTGGCAAAGGGCGGCATTCTGGAATACGGCACCGCGCTCGTCGGCGAAGAAGGGCCCGAACTGCTGACCGTGATGAAGAATGGCTCGGCCAAGGTCACGCCGCTGAACGGAAACGCGACCGGGAACGGTCTGAGTGCGGCTGGCGACACCATCACGCTGAACGTGTACGGAGCCGAAGGCCAGAACGTGAACGCGCTGGCGGACATCGTCATGGACAAGATCCAGGCGGCAACAATGCGAAAGAAGGCGGCATATGGCTACTAACAGGCTATCATTCGGCGGCCAGGTGCTGCCCTGCTATATCGAGCGCTTCCCGGCCATCAAAAAGGCTGCGCGCAAGTTCCGGCAGTACAACATCCCGGGACGGAACGGCGACATTTTCTTCCAGTCCGATGCGTACGAGAACGTCATCCAGCCCTACCAGGTGTACTGCGGCGACGATCACTACGGCGCGCAGATGGACTGGGGCGAGCTGGCCAAATATCTGTATCTGGACGGCTATCAGATCCTGAAGGACACATACGACCCGGACCACTTCCGCAAAGCGGTCTTCAACGGACCGCTGGACGTGGAGAATTCGTGGAACACCCACGGACGCGCCACGCTGGAGTTCAACTGCAGACCGGAACGGTACCGCATTGACGGGGCAAACCCGATCACGTACGCGCACCAGACGTCCTCCATTCATTGGATGGCGTTTGACGATCTTAGCTCGTTCATAAAGAATTCCCTTCTCTCCGGTGTAGATACATATGGCGTCTGGGTGGTGTCGTTTCCGGCTTCCGCTTCAAGCCGCACCGTCACATTTAACTGGATAGATGATGGACAATATAAAAAATACGCCACAATCAGCCCCGGAACAGCAACCACGGCCAATTATGGAACAAGCGCAAGTACGCGTTGGAATACAAGACCGCTTGGCACGCTCGCGGAAGATTGGGTGATCCCCGAGATATATTACGACGCCTATCCTGTCATTGAAGTCGACGGCGCTGCTATCGGAAGCGCTGGCGTTCTGAAGAATCCGTACATGCCGTCTTATCCGGACATCATTCTGCATAATGTCGCCAGTTACTCCGGCGAGAAGATGGCCTTCCAGGTCAACGACAAGACCGTCTATATCGAGTACGACGCAAATACACCGTACTACTTTATAGATACGGAGAATTCTTCTGTTACGTGCTCTGCCACGCTGAATGGAGAGCGGGGGCTGGCGAACAATGTTTATATCAGCGCTGATTTCCGTCTGCAGTCCGGCGACAACAACATTTTTACACGGGAATACTATGATGTGACGCTGGTGCCAAACTGGTGGGAACTGTAAATGAAATACATACCGAATATCTTCGAATCGAATAGCACAGACTTCGGCACGCCGATGGGATCTCTTCCAGACGCGCTGGAATGCAAAGTGACCGAAGAGCGGAACGGCGAATACTACTGTGAGATGACATATCCCGCTTATGGCAAGAACGCCTCTATGCTACGCGTCGGTAGGCTGTTGTACCTTAGCGTGGACACCAGACGGGCGCTTGATGCCTTTAGGATCACGACCATAGAGAAGCATCTGGACGGCTCCATGGACATTACTGCGTACCATCTGAGCTACGATCTCAGCAACGTAATCGTGATGCCGTTCACCGCATCGAACATTAGCGATGCTCTGGACGGCCTGGAGTCGAACAGTGTTCCGTCGAATGACTTCGGTCTGTATACGGACATATCGTCAAACAAGTCATTCAGCGTCGCACAGCCGACTCCGCTGAGAAATCTTCTTGTAGGCACTGAAGGATCGCTTGTGGATGTTTACGGCGGTGAGCTGGAGTTCGATGGTTGGGACGTGACGCTATATTCCGCCAGAGGCTCACAAAAGAACATCCAGATCGCGTACGGCAAGAATCTAAACGAATTCACCGAAACAGACGAGCTGGGGCCGTATGACGCGGTCGTTCCGTACGCAGTCGTCAATGATACTGCGTACTATTTGACAGACACGGCCGTATGCGCCACGGCTCCGGTCGTAAAATCATCTGCGGATTATGAATATCCGCGAACGATAGCGTTGGACATTTCCCAGGACTATACGGAGACGCCCCCAACCCAGGCGCAGTTGTTGGCGGCAGCACAGGCATACATCAACGGACATTCGACCGCGTCCACCGCTAACTACGCGACCGGATTCGTGGATCTGCAGAAATTGCTTGGCCAGGCTGAGCAAGTGAATCTGTGCGATACGATCTATTTGAGCGTGACACCGTACAACATCCGTGACGTCAAGCTCAAGGTCATCAAGACCGTCTACGATGCGTTACTTGACGAATACGAGTCCGTCATCGTCGGCGACAAAAAAGTCACCCTCGCGGACGAACTGGCAAAAATAATCTAACTCACTAACTTACTCACTAACTTACAAGGTAGGCATAAAAATGGACGCAGGAATGATCACCGCCATTGGCGCGTTAATAGTTGGTATCGCATCGGTCATCAGCGCGATTCTGTTGAACCGCAAGACGACGGCGCTTCTGGAATACCGGATGGGCGAGGTCGAAAAGAAGCTCGACAGCCACAACGGCTACGCCAAAAAGTTCTCCGAAAGTTCGGAACGGCTCAGCAAGATCGAAACGGACATCGCGGTCATAAAGACGAGCCTGGAATACATTGCCAAAGAAAAGGAGGGGAAATAAATGCAGGAAATCAGACTAAGCCAAAACACCTTTTCGCTTTTCCCGTCCGTTTATGCAGTTCAGAACGACACGGGGAGAGAACTGAAAATGGTCCTCACGGACCAGACCCTGCTCGCGACTGATATGGGCGCCCTGGCCGTGAACCGTTCAGACGGGTCCTACTATACCATCAGCGGCACCGTCGACACCGCAACGAACTCAGTCACGGCCGACATATCGCAGGCGCTCACGCAGCCGGGCCGGACGTTCTGCCAGCTGAAAATCACGGACACGAACGATCTGGTCGTCAGTTCCTACACGTTCTGCATCATGGTCCAGCCTTCCACGGACGGCGTGCCGCAAGAGCAGCTCGGGGTCACGGCGCAGGAGCTCATGGCAGCAGCGGCGCAGCTCACGCTCAGCGACAACGACGTAAAGACCGCCCTTTTGCAGATCGCGGAAAAGGTCGTCTATATCGACCCGAACGGGCAGGACTACTACGACGCCCTGGAGGACGCGCTTTTCCCTCCCGTTAGGGCAACGGGCGTGACCCTGGACAAAAACTCGCTCGTGTTCAGCGGCATCGGAGGGACAGATACGCTGACCGCAACCGTAAGCCCGAACAACGTGGAGGACCCAACGGTATATTGGGGCTCTTCGGACAAGTCCGTGGCCGTTGTCTCGGATGGCATCGTGACCGCCGTGGCGGTCGGCACATGCACGATCACGGCTACCTGCGGAACAAAGCACGCGAGCGCTTCCGTAAACGTCGCATCCGCCACGCTTTTGTCTATCTCGGCAGTATATACACAGAGCGGCACCGTCACCATATACACGCCGCTGAACGACCTGAAAACAGACCTGGTCGTCACCGCGTATTATGACGACAACACTTCCGAAGTCGTACCGGCAGCGGATTATACGCTCAGCGGAACACTCACGGCCGGCACCAGCACCATCACCGTCACGTACGGAGACAAGACCGACACGTTCACGGTATCAGTCACGGATCAGCGGCTTCCTTCCGGGTATACCGAATACGAGTACATCAAGATCTCCGGCTCCGGCGCGGGCGCAATCAGGACGCCGGCGCAGCTCAGCACCGGCTATGTTGTCGAGACCGCCTTCGGCTTTACCGGCTCCGGCGGAAACCCGAGCTGCATTATGGGCACCAGGGTCGGCAACAGCGGCGCCAAACAGTTCGGTCTGTTTGTCACGCCAACGACCAAAAAAGTCGGCTACTGGATCAACGGTACGGACACGGCGAACACATACAACCTGGCGGTCGGCGGAGGAGCGAAGAACACCGTCGTCTACAAGCCGAAGGGCGTGGACCAGACGTACCCGAACAACTCCACCCTGACCATCAACGGAACAGTCTGCAATACCGGAGATGCCAGCGCCACAAACGTCACGCTTTCGGCCTGGCTGGGGTTTTACAAGTACCAGACAAGCGCGACTGCTTCGTACGGTACAAACTACGATATCGGGCTTATGGTAGGCGAGACCGTCGTCAAGGATTTAGACGATAACGTGATCTATGACTTTGTGCCATGCTATGACGGCACGTACTACGGCCTGTATGAGACCGTGGGCGGCGCGTTCTACTACGACACATCGAAATACAGCTACTATTCAGGCGGAAACTGGTCGTGAGGTTAAAAAATGGCAATTTATGACGTAAATGGAAACGAAGTAGCAGGCACAGACGCGCCGCATTTATTGACGCCGTGGGTCTCATCCATGCACCGCGGTTATTCTTCCGGAACGGTCCACGAAAACACCCTGGAGGCCTTTTACCGGGCCTACCTTAACGGGGCGGACTGGATCGAGGTTGACGCCCGTCTTTCCAGCGACGGCGTTTATGTATCAAACCACGACGCCACCATCACAGTCGGCGGCACGACCTATACCATCGCGAACACGCCGGCCGCGACGCTGACGTCGCTGGTCCTCTCAGTCGACCCGACGTACGGGAACTGCTATCTGCCGACGCTGGCGAGCATTTTGAAACTTTGCGCCTACACCGGCCTGAAAGCTAACATCGACTGCAAGGCTATCAACGCGCAAACGCTCGCGCAACTGGTCGTCGACAGTGGGATGAGCGGTCGGGCGGCCTATGCTAATACCAGCCCAGGTAATGCTTCGACTATTTTGGCAATAGACCCGAACGCCGGCTTCATATTTTCTTATTCTTCCGCCAACATAATGACATGGCGGACGGCTTTGTCTGACTATCACACCAGGCGGCGTTCCTACACCTGGGCGTCGAGCATCAGCAACGCCGCGATGGAAGAAGCGAGGGCGGCCGGCTTCAACTACATGCTGACCAGCGTCAGCAATTCCAACAACTTCGCATACAACCCGGACATGGTCGAGTTCAATGCTTCCGCAAATTGCAAGAGCATCAACGAGACATATCTGGCAAGCCTGGATTTCGGCTTGTAAAGGAGGAAAAGTATGAAACCGCTACCCGGAAAAGTTTACGACTGGCTCAAGTGGGCGGCCCTGGTATTCATCCCGGCCGTCACTACACTTTACGTGACCCTCGACGCCATCTTCGGATGGGGCCACGGGGACACGGTCGCAAAAATCTCTGCCGCGCTTTGCACTTGCATCGGCGGCATCATCGGCATCTCCACGGCACAGTACAACAAATCGTTACAGTAAGCGATAACCCCTACTGGATTTAGTGGGGAAGCCTCACCGTCCGAAGGTCTGCGTTTATATGTGGAGTAGTGGAGTAAGGCGGTTGCCGTATTAGGGCGGTGGGGCGTTAAGGAAAACGAACCGTTCCCTAAAACCATACGGAATTGGGGACAAGCACCCTACAAGATACCATACAAGATACGGAGGAAGGACGATGGCAACTACTGTTGAGCGTGCCGTCTGGTTAATGCGCGCCATTGCGGACGGCAACTATGGATATTCGCAGCCGAACCGGTACACGGGCGAGTACGGCAAAGAGCCCAGTGACTTCGACTGCAGCTCACTGGTCACGTACTGCTGGCAGTCTGCAGGCGTTCCGGTCCGCGATAAGGGCGCGACCACGACCAGCAACATGTACAAGCCCTTTATCGCGTGCGGCTTCAAGGACATCACGGACCGGATAGATCTACAGACCGGCAAAGGTTTGATGGCCGGTGACGTGCTGTTATACCCGTACGACGGGCAGTACGGCCACACGGAGATGATGCTGAATAGCACCACGATCTGCGGAGCCCGTAGAGACGAGAACAATAAAGACGGATGGGAGCCGGGCGGCGCAAAGCCTGGAGATCAGACGGGCCGCGAAATTGAATACGGTCCCTATTACAATTTCCAGACCGGCTGGAAGTTCGTTCTCAGGTACGGAGACGAGACCGGGACCGCGCTCGCATTCGAGGCGACGCTGAAGTCTACTCCGGGCACGCTCGTGTGGAGCACCGGAGCCGGTCCCAAGACCAGAAATCTGCCGTATCTGGAGCTGACTCAGGAACAGATCGGTTTCAAGCCGAACGTGATCGCCGTCATCCAGCAGGGCGAGATCCTGGCCAACACCATGTGGATTCGCGGCGCATCCTCGCACATCTACGTGGCCAACGCGGAAAACAATGCATACGCAGGCGTGGCCGTCGGCTCCCAGGTATCGTATTTCAACCCGGACGCGGATACGTTACGCATTCCGGTCCGGTTCCCGAACGCATCCTATGTGGTGCGTATTTATTCTTAATGAGCGGGCCCATTCCGGACCCTGTTCATAATGGTTCCTCCTTTCGCGGGCGGCGTCGGGATGGTGGCCCGGCGTCGCTTGCCACAGGAATTAAGTAACACACTAGTAACAAAAATGCCGATTTTTGGCTTAAAATCAAGGAACCCAAACTACTACACGAGTAGTTTGGGCTCCAAATATACAAACCTTCGAAAACCGCGTATTTTAGCCAAAAATGGCCGAAGTGTGCGGTGCTTTTTTATGCCCTAAAGCCACCAGAGACCATCTCAATGCACTGGAATCTACGTCGATAAGTAACACACTAGTAACACACAAGTAACAAGCTAGTAACAGTCACAAGCGGTTCACGGCGTCCAGCATGGGCTTCAGGTCGATATGAGTATATACCGATTCCGTGACCCCGCTGCCGGCGTGCCCGACGATGGCCCGAATGATGCGCTCGTCCACACCCAGGTCCGCCAGCTTCGAGATGAACGTGTGTCTGGTGTCGTGCGGTGTGTGTCCGCGCAACTTGATGCGTCCGTACACGCTGGAGTACGTGATCGTGATCGGGACCGTGCCCATCAGCGGAACGATCTTCTCTGCTATCGGAACAATGCGCACGCCGGCCTTGGTCTTGGACTGGGTGACCTTCAGATACCGGTCTTCCAGATGCACGTCTTCCGCCTTCAGATCCAACAGCTCGCCGATCCGCAGACCGGTGTACAACAAGATCAGAATGATCGGGTCGGTCTCGTTGTGGATCTCCGTGTCCGTGTACAACTTCCGCTCGATGTTGTAATCGACCTTCTCGGAGAACTGCAGATATTTCGGCAGATCCGCTTTATCCGGCGTTATCAGCTCGTGGCGGGCTGCATACTGGAAGACGCCCGACAACACGCGCCGCACGACCTGCGCGGTCGGTTTCGTCAACGGATTCACAAGATTCTGCAAATCGAACAGTTTGATGTCCGCCATCTTCATCTTGTACAACGGCTGCATATACCGTCCATAGGCGCCCCTATAGCTGATCAGCGTCTTCTTCCTCAGCTGGTGCTCGGCCTCGGCGATGTACTTCTCATAGATGTCAGAGAACGTGCAGCGGCGGTCCGAAGGCTTCAAATTAAAGGCGGCCAGCGCGTTCATGGCCTCGGTCTTGGTCTCGTAATACCCGATGAACGTGTATGTCTGGAAGCCCTTGTGGTCCCTGCCGGTCGTCTTCCGCGCCGCCCAGGGGCGCCGACGCGCCCCGGACAACTTATAGACCGAACCGAATCCGTTAGGGTTCCTCATGCTTCGCCTCCGGATTGGCCTTCATCACCATTAAAATGATCCTTTTAGCGTCTTCTGGCATCTTCCTGTACAAACTGACCAGTTCGCGCTCTTCGGGGCTTAAAGGGGCCGTTTCGTGCCCTGTGAGGTCATCTGTTGTGCATCCCAGAATCAGCGCCAGCTTAGCCACCGTGTACATATCCGGCTCCGTTCTGTTGTTCTCCCATCTGCAGACGGCCTGAGAGGTGACGCCCAGGCGATCCGCAATTTGCTTCTGCGTCAGGCCGTTGGCCTTCCGTATCTCTCTAAGGTTTCCTCCAAAATCCATAGTGTTTTCCTCCTAAGCCTCTATATATCACACATTAAACAATTTGTAAATATTTTCAAATAAACTCTTGACAAACAGTTACACACCCATTAGAATGACAAATGTAACTACTTGTTACACAATCTGTAGCGTAATTCAACATCACAGTACACAACATGAGCCATTTGCACTTGTTTTGGGACGTGATCGGGGTTACAATATCGAACAGATGTTCGATGCAGAAATGCAACGAAAGGAGGAAGCCGGATGGAAAAAACTCTGACGATTCAAGAATGGATGTCCGCAAAGGGCGTCTCTAAGGAAGCATTGGCAGCGGCCTGCGAGGTCAGCGTCCAGACGATCATGAACTGGCTGAAGCGGCCCGGACGGATTATGATCAACAAAATGATCACGATCGCAAAGGTGCTGGACATCAACATCATGCAGATCAAAATTGACGCCTAATCCCACCATAGGCATTTTTTTGCCCTGAAATGTAACAGTTCAGTACATTGAGGTATCAAAATGAAACAGCACAACACAACAATGACCGTTGAGGAAGCTGCCAAGCTGTTGAACATTCACCCAACTACAATTCGCTACATGTTGGAGCACAAGTTGGTTGATTGGGGAGTGTGCATTCCGCTGAAGCGCAAGGTCTACGTGATCTACCGCCACCAGTTCGAGCAGGTCACCGGAATCAAAACGAACTAAAAACAAAGCGAAAGGAAGGAACCGAAATGGAGAAGAAAGTGAAGGACCGGCAGAACAAGGCCATCATGGCGCACTTGGCTGTCTGGGGAAGCATCACCAGTCTGGACGCGATCCGGATGTACGACATCACCCGGTTGTCGGCGCGGATCTGGGACATCCGGCACATCTACGGCTGGAACATCAAGACCACCAACGCAACGGTCGAGACCAAATGGGGCAAGACGACCGTGGCCCATTACGAGCTGGTGGACGAAATCGAACTCGCGGAGGTGACGGCATGAAACGCGGAACGATGATCTTTATGGTCGTGCTGATCGTGGCCATGTTCGTGGCCGGAATCGTGCTGGGTGACAGCCCGTACAACACACAGACAAGCGCCGAGTACAGACAGATGGTATCGGAGGGGAAATGATGAACGACATCTTCGCCGACATGGACACCGCCATGAACACCTACTTCAACAAATATCTACCGGAGGAACATTCAATGACAGAGAAGGAATACAACGAGATCCAGGCCATCCGCCGTTCAGATCTGCTGAAGATCCGGCGCTCGCCCGCGTACTACTGGTGGGCCAAGAACAACCCCGAAGACGCGAGCGATCCATCACCGGCACAGATCTTCGGCGCGGCCGCTCACAAATACATCCTGGAATCGCGCTCGTTCACACAGGAATACGCCATCGCACCGCTGGTCGATAAGCGCACCAAGGCCGGCCGTGAACTGTGGGAGCAGTTTTACCAGGAGAATCAGGGCAAGACCGTGATTTCAACGGACGATCTGGAGAAGCTGCGGCTGATGTATGAGGCCATCTGCGAGCACAAATGCTCAAACGGACTAGAGGCAAAGGAATATCTGAAGGGCACCATTGAAACGCCCATTTTCTGGACCGATCCCGAGACCGGTGTCGAGTGCAAGATCCGGCCCGACGTCGTGGCCATGATCGACGGCAGACCCATCATAGTCGATTACAAGACCGTCTCCAGCTGCGACGATAGGTCGTTCAAGGCCGAGTGCCGGAAGTTCGGCTACAAGATCCAGGCCGGCATGTACACCGAAGGCTTCGCGTTAACTCACTTTGCCGAGGTCGGTTTCGCGTTCGTCGCTCAGGAGAAAACGCCGCCGTACGCGGTCCGTGTGTTCAACTGCGGACCGGACTTCATCGAGCAGGGCAACAGACAATTCCACGAATTGTTACGGGAATACAAGCAGTGCTGCGACGAAGGCTTCTGGCCGGGATACCCAGACGGCTTCCTGGACGCAGATCCGTGGGAAGACCCCGCAGAGGAGGAGTTATGAGCAACATCGAGCACGGAGATTATGTCGCCCACGTTATGAAATACGCCACCACTATCGCGTGGGATGAGCGCATCGTCCACTGCGAGGAATGCAAATACTGGAGCACCGGAATGTGCTGCACACGCTTCGGGAAGATGGAACATCCCGGACGCAGCGCATGGGACTTCTGCTCCAGGGGAGAACACAAAGCCAAGGAGGAACAGAAATGATAGAGAGCTTTGAGAAGATCATCGACCCCAATTTCATCAACGCCGAGCTGATTGGCGGACCGGGCGCGTCCCGTGTCGTGACCATCACTGACATCGACTACAGGGAAGCCTGGAACAGTAAACGGAACGCGAAAGAGCAGCGCCAGTGCCTGGTGTTTGCCGAGACCAAGCCGCTGATCCTGAACAAGACCAACGCCCGGAAGCTGAAAGAGATCTTCAGCCCGAACGAGGACAATCCGGAGAACTGCATCGGTCAGCAGGTCGAACTGTATGTCATTGAAACGACCGTCGGCAGAGCGAAAACCACCGGCATCCGCATTAGGGAACATTCCGCTGAGAAATGCGAGAACTGCGGGACAACCATCAAGCCGCTGCCGAACATGACCGTGGCGCAAACGGTAGCCTATAGCGTCAAGCACACCGGCAAGAAGCTGTGTCTGGAATGCATGAAGAAGTTCGCTGAAGCACAGAAGGGAGGAAACGCATGAACACCGTCATTTTAATGGGCCGTCTCACGAAGGACCCCGAGATCCGCCAGGGAAGCACCGTCAAGGTCGCATCGTACACGCTGGCCGTAGATCCTCGCAGAAGACCCGAAAACCGCGAATTGAGCGCGTCCTTCATTCCGGTCAAGGCATTCGACAAGGGCGCCGATTTCGCCCAGGAATGGCTCCACAAGGGCACCAAGGTCATCGTCAAGGGCCGTCTTCAGACCGGCTCGTACACCAAACAGGACGGCACTAAGGCCTATACGTGGGACGTGATCGCCGAAGACCAGGAGTTCGCCGAATCCAAGTCCATGGCCGAGCAGAACGCGGTCCAGACCATCTCCAAGCCGGCAGACAACTTCCTGGACATTCAGGATGCCGTGGACGATCCCGGCTTACCATTCGTATGAGGGTCGAATTCACGGTCCCGGGAGAGCCGCAGGGAAAACAACGCCCACGGTTCTCCCGGTACACCGGGCACGCGTACACACCGGACAAGACGCGGATCTACGAGGACACCATCCGCTGGTGTTACGTGGACGCGGCTGGGGAAGCACGCTTCGACGATGACGCGTCCGTTCTGATGTTCGTGACCGCGTACTTTAAGATTCCCAAATCTACACCAAAACTTAAAGCAGCGAACATGCTGAACGGCATCATTCGCCCAAACAAGGTGCCGGATTGGGACAATATCGGCAAGGTCGTGGGAGATGCGCTGAACGGACTAGCGTACAAAGACGATTCGCATGTCGTTCTTGGGCACGTTGAGAAGCTATATTCAAACGATCCGCGCCTGGAGATCGTGCTGATGGACATGGAGGAATACATGCAATGGCAGGATGGGTGAAACAATGGGAAATCCCGGAGGATCACTGGCTTAGGTCAAGTCTGATGTATATGGGTGCGTGGAACGACCTGATCCAGATGGCCGAACGTAAAGACCGGAAGGTTGTTAAGTACGGCAAGATGCTGGATGTGAAGCGCGGGACGATCTACACATCGCTTTCGGAACTGGCTGACAGATGGAAGGTCTCAAGATGGTGGGTGCGACATTTTCTGGACATGCTGGAACAGGACGGAATGATTAACCGACAGCAGACCGACACACGATTGACCACGATAATTGTCCGTAATTACGCCAAATATCAGGACAAGCCGAACAACAGACCGACAGGAGACCGACAGGTCATTGAACAGGACATTGTACAGGAGACCGACAGATCATTTACCAGCAGACCGACAGGAGAAGCCAGTTCTTTCCTAATAAGTGCAGAAGGTAAAGAAGGTATAGAAGGTACAGAAGGAGAGAATATAGGGAGAGTTCGCGCACAGCGCTTCACTCCGCCCACGCGCTCCGAGCTATACAAATACATTCTCGATCAGGGGCTCAACCTGGACATCGACCGGTTCCTGGACTACTACAACTCGAACGGCTGGATGGTCGGCAGAAACAAGATGAAGGACTGGAAGGCAGCGGCCCGGAACTGGGCCAACAAGGACAAGAAAGACCGGACCGAACCGAAGCCGAACAAGTTCAACAACTTCGACCAGAGACAGTCCGGAGATCTCATGGACGAGTACATCAAACAACTGGAGGCGCGATATGGCTGAAAAGATCATCTTCTGGCTGGTGGTGATGCTGGTCATCGTTTTGGCTGCACTAATAGGAAATGAGGTGAGGAAATGAGCAGAAGGAGGCAGACGATGAAACTAACAGTACCGATTGTGGTGAAAATGGACATGGACGAAATCATTAAAAAACTGAAAGAAGACGATTTTGTCCATGTGGTGCGGTGTAAAGACTGCAAGTGGTTCAACGAAATCGGCTGTGCAATACGGATCGTTGACGAGACCGACAAGCCGAAAGAGAACGACTTCTGCTCGTTTGGCGAAAGGATGGAGGACGACGATGGAGAAGTATATCAGAGTATCAGACATCAAGAAGGTGTTCGACCCGTACCGTGACTGGGATGTTCCGCAAATGACAGCCGACGAGGTGGTCGGGATCGTGCGGTGCAGGGAGTGTAAGTACAAAGCCGAAGGTCAAGGCTATTGTTATAAGAACGGCATTTGGCTTCATCGGATTACGTTCTGTTCGGTGGGCGAAAGGAGAGAATCATGAGCCTGTGGAAGATCTTAGTGATTATAGCTGTCGTGACAATGTCGGTCATTTTGATAACGCTTGTGATCACGGCCTGTGTCGTTGCCGGTCTTGAGACGAAGCGCGAAGGTAAAGATTCTGCGGTTAACGAGGCAAAAAACACAGATTCTGCAAAATCTACACGCTTAACCGAACCGGAGGACGCCAATGGATGAACTGAAACCGGTCGAAATGATCATCCGCTTGCACTTCGCCACCACCGACGAGGGAGCGATCGCAACCAAGGCGGAAGCATTACGGCCATTGGTACGGTGCGTTGACTGCACCCTAAAGGACAAGTGCCCGATCCGGAAGAACTTCGCGTTTATGGACGATGACGATTTCTGGTGCGCGTTCGGTGCCGAAGAAGGGGCGCCGTGGGAAGATAATGGGGGAGATAATAATGAAGACACGAAGCTATGAGCAGATCATACACGAATGCAAGACCGTGGACGGCGGGTACGACAACCTGGTAAATGCCGTCTTCAAGCAGGGATATGACGACCTGGTGGCGCTGATCCGGAAGTCTTACAGATACATGCTGCTTTCGAAGCTGGAGAAGCGCACGATGGTGAAATGGGAACTGCACGACGAAGCGATGCGCGCCATCAAGGACGTGAATGCGCTGTGCGACTGGTTCCGTGTTGTTATGCCAAGGTGGAGAGACATCGATCCGGAGCGGATCATTAAACAGGCCTATAAGGAGTGCGAAAATGACACCGAAGCAGTATTTGCAGCAGTTAAGTCAGCTCAAGGCTAAGCACAAGCGCGCCCAGGAGGATCTGTTGCAGATCCGCGAGATGATGGAGTCCGCCGGAGCGATCCGCTACGACAAGGTCAACATCCAGTCCAGTCCGGACAACGACCAATTGGCGAACTATGTGATCAAGTTGGAGCGTGCCGAAAAGCGGGCGCTGAAACTGGCCGACCAGTATCTGGAACAGTACATGGTCATCCGGGAGCAGATAAACCAGATCTCTCCGCAGATGTATTCTGACGTCTTATATCTCAGGTACGTGCTGGGGATGAAACTTTGGGACATTGCGGACGAACTGAATTATGACTATGACTGGCTGAGACACTTACACGGCAGGGCACTGGCTGAGTTCGGCAAGGTGTTCGCGGACCAGCTGAAACAACACACATAAACACACATTGGAGTATGGTATTATGCTATCGTCAAAAAAAGACCTAAAATTCAGCATCATCATTCCGGCGCACAATTCGGACGCCTTCATCGACAAGGCGCTGATGTCGGTCTACAACCAGGACTATGACTACGACCAGTACGAGATCATAGTCGTCTGTGACAAGTGCACGGACAATACCCCAGCCATCGCCAAAGAGTACACGGACAAGGTCATCAAGGTCGATTACGGCCGCGATGGTCTTGCCCGTCAGGCCGGCATCGACATCGCCAAAGGACAGTACATTCTGTTCATGGACGACGATGACTGGTGGCTGCATGAGTATGTGCTAAAAACATTGGACGATTACGCGGCGCAGCTGGAGCACTTTGACGTGCTGTGCTTCGGCTTCATCTGGAAGTCCATCGGCTATACGGGCCCGGTGCGGTTCCTGAATGGGCGTAAAGTGCTGTGGCCGAATGTGTGGTCCAAGATGTACAACAGAGAGTGGCTAATCCGTAGCGGCGTCCGGTTCGGTGATGCCAGGATGATTTCAGATCTGCACTTCTCACGCGCTCTAATGGCGCACGATCCTGAGACCGCGTATCTGGACCAGCCGCTGTACTATTACAACTACATGCGCATCGGTTCGCAGACGGAGCGTGAAGGCAAATGAGTGAGTGGCGCGCGGATCAAATAGCGTTCTATTCATCGCCGGCATGGAAGAACTTACGCAGAGCGGTACTGAAAGAGCGTGGAGGACTGTGCGAAATCTGCCTGAAAAACGGCGTTTATAAGGCAGCATCTCTGGTGCACCACATAGTACCGGTTACTGCAGAAAACGTCTCTAACCCGGAGATTTCGCTGAATGCGGACAACTGTATGGCGCTGTGCGCGGACTGTCACGCGGCGATCCACAGCACGAAGCGCTATACGGTTGACGAGAACGGAAACGTCACGATCTTATAGCCCCCTGGTTTCGAAAGCGAAAATAATTATTTGGCGCCAA